CTTGGCTGCTTCTAATATCAGTTCATTCATAAGGAGATTCATACCTGGAAATTGGGTCATGTCGAAACCTGACCCATCGGATGCGCCCCATACATTATTAGGGATTTCTGCATCATATTTATTTAGTGTTTGACAGATATCAATCCAATTAGCCCTACCGCAATAGGGATGAACGTATTTTGAAGCAATCTCCTCCAACTTGTTAATGAAAGCATTTGCATATGCTTTCTTTACATCTTGCGGGCCACAAATCTGGCGCTCCTTTGTATCATTCAAAGGAGTGTCTTTATCACAGTGAGGCACAGTTGTAAACTGCATCTCAACTTTGGTAAAAGCTTCGTACTTTGCGGGCATCTCACCGTCAAATGGTCGGTGATCTCTGTCCATCGAGCGTCTTATCTTGTCGCGATACGATTCGGGATATTTACAAAGCCAATCCTCCATTGTGATTGGCACCTCGAATTCGTTATCCATAGCCTTGATAAATTCAGGTATATATACAGTCCTGAACCATCTGGCATATTGGTTATATACATTGCGATCATAGAAGACTTTATTTGAACAGGCTCTTAAAGAGGATGCAAGTGCGGTTCTTGGGCAGTGATGTTTAACAGTTGGTGTGTACCATAGTCCAGTTCGTATCAAAGGGAAAATTTGTTCTGCTGCTATATGATCTTCTTCTACGTTACAAGGGAGACTTTGCTTAGTATGAATACCTGCATAGTCATTCTTGCCACGCAATTTGGGGTCCACACGCCCCCTCTGAGCTGCTGGGTCACATCGCTCTGGAATGCAGACACAAGATGACTGCAAGTAAGCGTAGGCGCTCCCAGCCTCAGGCGGTGCCTCCTCTCGGAAGCACCTGGTTACCATTTATTGTTTTGGTACAACATTGATTGGCTGCACGATGTCAGCCCAACGTTGTTCCTCACCAATTCTGATAACCCTAGCAATGATATAGGCCTCTTGCTTAGTGAGAGTTGAGTAATCAAGGTTGTTGGCAACCTTTTGCTCATTGGCCATTTTATTACGAATAGTAGAAGTGTTTGAAGCAATTCCCATGCGAATATAAGCATCAACCACTTCAGAAACAGGAGCCATAGCGCTTCTGTTGCTGTCTATTCCAGTGAACCAGAAGAAAGTTTTGGTATAATTCCTTAGAATAATATACACAGTCCCTTCTTGCACACGGAAAGATATTTGGTAGTTTCTTCTACCAAACTGAGTCCTAAGCCAATTAACAAATCCAATCTCTGAGGTAACTTTCTCAGTGAAGGTTCTGTAATCAACATTAGTCTCTTTGCCTTTATAAGTTTTCTTCAACTGCTGGAACTTAGGCAAATAAAGATTCGTAATAGTATCATTGTTCAGAGCTTCCAATTTTACCTCACCTTTCATTTCGGGTATTTCAACGGGAGGTAAGTCAACAAGTTCTAGTGCATTAGGCACTAATCCAAGGATATTATACTTGCTAAAGAAGCCTGAGCCTGAGGTGGATCGTAGAGTGAGTTGTTCTTCAGTCCAAAGATTTCTAGGTGTGGACCTGATCTTATAAAGATCAAAAGGAACATCACCATTCATCACTCTATCTAAGCGCTCGAAGATCATCACACTTTGCTCGGAGTATTGTATTATAAAGAATTCATCATTTAAAAACCGAGGTATATCGTGTGTATAGGGCAGATAATTTCCATTTATATCGACGTGCATCCTGAAATTTCCATTTTGATCAATTTTAATGGTATGTATTCCTTCAGGAGTTCCATCAATGTCTACGCAAGATTTGTATTTGATGGAAAATTCACTATCAGGTTTAACTCCAGTGAGAACCTCTTTTAGCTGTTTATAAGCATCTGATTGTTTATCAGCTAAGTCTTGCAGCAATCTACCACCATAGTTGTTAAAAATAACATACGCATCGGAGGGGCGATTGTCTATTTGATCGCGCTCCAACCTTTGCAATATGCCATCCAATACGCCAGGGTAATAAATTGATTCACAAGACAAGTAATGATCAAATCGCTGTTGACATTGACAGTCAACGTGGGGTCCATACATTGGGATTTGATCAATCGCATGCTGACAGACTCTGTTTCCTGCGTTAACTCGAGGTAGAGCTTGGAGCGGGTCCACATGTTCATTGTGTTCCCGCACCTTCTCATCGTAGTCAACAACATTCTCAACAAATCTGTTATAGTTGTCCGCTCGGCGAGTATAATCTCGCACATCTAACATGGGTGTAGAGGCAAAGAAGCGTGCAAACAGTGGGGTTCTAAATTCATTGTCATCCAGTTGTTCATACCTATTAAGGCGAGACAAACTGGAGCCAATGTCTAAAACTGATCCACTTGTAGCGTACTTGTAGGCAACTTGATCGAAGTAGTAACTTCTTAAGAACGCCCCCAAAGCATGCGGATGCATCTTGTGCCCTTGGTCACCTCCAATGCGGAATCTATCTCTTGCTGCTCCCCGAGACAAATAAAAGAAACGTTTTCTGAGGATTTCGGTAGCTTCAGGTGAGTAGATTTTAGAGTCTTGGATATTTGTTTCAACTCCTGATCGCACTGAGAGATGGACTGGCGGATTTGAGTCAAGTGGGCTGACCCAGACTGGTGCCTGGATTTCTTGATGGTTTTGGTTACCTTGGTTCCCTCCTTGAACAGCTGCGTTTTGAGGTCCTGCTTGAGCTTGGCCTTGTCGATTAACTCTTTGATTTCTGCGTTGTACTTGGTTTTGAACATTCATAATCGTGTTTATAAATGTATAAGTTGTAAAATTTTATTCGTG